TAACAGAAGAGACGCTGAAGATTTTATTCAGGGCTACATTAACACCAATGAAGATAGATATAATTCTTTAAGAACTCTTTACACAGCTATTGAGGATGCAAGAACCTTGGGTCTTGAGGACTATCAAATTGACGAACAATTAAAAATTGCAAAAGTTGCAAACAGAGATGCTGTGATGCTTGGTTTATTTAACCCTATTCAACCTAATGAAGATGTTATTCAGTTTGCAATGTCTGGTACAGAAAGAAAAGCAGCTCAACCAGTCCCAATTGGTGACCTCGGACTTTCTCAAATAGATCTAACAGGGCAAAACCTTAGAGGACAATTCCAAGACCCAAGAGACAAACCAGTCGCTCCTCCGGTTAGAAGAGCAGCGGATGTATTAAGAGAAGAAGAGATAAATAAAATACTGACAGGAAGACCATAACTTGTACAACAAATATAGAGCGAAGAAAGTTAAGCTTGATGGCATAACTTTTGACAGCAAACTAGAAGCGGCCAGGTACACTCATCTTAAAGAACTAGAAGCAGATGGCATCATCTCTGACATAGAAGTTCATCCACCTTTTCCGTGTGTGGTCAATGATAAAAAGGTTTGTCTTTATAAGGCTGACTTTAGATACGTCAACAGCGAGGGTGAGATAGTAGTCGAGGATACAAAAGGAATCGAGACGCCTATGTTTAGATTGAAGAAGAAATTAGTAGAGGCACTGTACCCAGACACAGAAATACTCGTAATAAAAAAACCAAAAAGCTAGAAGGGTACTCCGGTTTCAACCCATGGTTTGATTTTAAGTATTGTGCCATTTAATAATCTCTTGATGTTGTCAGCTTTCTCTAACAGTTCTGTAGGAAACCCAGCGTTTACTACTTCAATTAATTCTTTGCTAGAATAAAAGTTCACATCAGCAGAGCTTTTGGCTTCTGGAACATTAACAAACTTAAACCCATCCTTTTCATACACCACTATATCTTTATCCTTCTCAACCATTACCGCGGGTATTAACTCTGGAATGTAGTTGTGTCGACCACAGCCTTTAAGCTGTCGATCATTGCTGATCTTTTTGTCATGCTGATCACAATGCCAATGAGCATCTCCTTTCTCTATATCAATTTTTGCAAACCGACATGAGCGACAATGTATCTTTTCAGGCAATGCTCTACCTAAATAACAAGCCTGTTGCTTCGGAGTCATAAAACTACGAATGCGATAATCAGTCTCTGGTATATAATTTTCTGGTGGATCTTCTCTCGTAAGAATATCTTTAGCTTTATCCATCAAAGAATCGAACAGGATTTTATCATACTCAACTACTTCGGTATATAAGTCTGAGTTATTTTTATTATAAACAATAGCTATAGCGTGTTTAAAATTAAACAGGCCCATATATAAATGTAATTGAGCAGCATATTCGTCTGACCATTCACAATAACTACCAAGCTTTTGTAAGTTTTTAAATCTATTATCGTTAGCTGTTTTAAATTCTAAAAGGTATGGGTTCTCTTTATCCATGCCTGGAAAGTTTCGACCTACACCATCGATGTGGCCCTTAACATGTCCACCCAATGCTTCAGTCTCAAATTGTTTTCCATTGCTGTCAACGTCATATATGGAAGCCCCAGGGATCTTTCTTAACTTCTTGATCAAGTCATCTTCTACTACGTTGCCAAGATCTAACAAGCGAAGAACTCTAGGCTCCCAATCATTTGGCATGAGCCAGCGATAGCGCATCCAAACCAAACGTTGATTAGAATTACCAATACCACTGATCCCTAAATAGAATCTCTTGTGTTGTTTCTCTTGCAATTCAACCTGGTCTAACAACTCATGTATCTTTGTCATAGAATTATCTCCTCGTTTTTCTTGGTTTTAATACCAATAACGTTCTCATACTTGCCTTGCTTTTGTAAAACAATCTCAGATATTGTATCAAACGCACCATTGTTTATCAGTTCTGCTGCCATCCATGGTTGTTTTGGAGATCCCCACTCAGTTGTAATCTTGTTCCATTTACGCACTGCCATGTTATGAGCGGTAGGATGACCAAACATTAATGGCATTTTTCTGGGAAAGAATTCATTCTCAACTGTAAATACTACTTGACAATACTCACTGCCATTTTTTGATTTAACAACTGAAGCATAGATATCTGTAATGGGTTTTGCTTTAGGTATGGCTGCTTTCTTTTCGTCTGATAAAACAGCCTGCTTTTCTGCTTTGGTTCTCTTGGCAACCTCTCTTTCTTTTCTGGTCCACAAAGTTTTTGTTTGCTTGGATTCAAAAGGCTGACCGCACTCCATGCATTCTTTAGCTGATGGTGAGTTGATGGCGCTGCAAGAAGAACAAATCTTTGGACGATATCTACCTGGTATATTTGCTTCAGGTTCTACTTCATCCAAACATCCATGACGAGCAACGTTCTCTCCATAGTCAAGCAACAAACAATTAGTTTTATCATCATGAATTCTCATGCCCCTGCCACACATTTGCACATACAAACCAATGCTTTGTGTTGGCCTAAGTAATGCTATACAATCCGTTCTCGGGGCGTCCCAGCCCTCAGTTAGGACGCCAACATTACATAGGGCGTGGATCTTACCAGACTCAAAGTCTGTAAGTATCTCATCTCTTTCTGAGCTGGGCGTCTCACCAGTTACTACTGCTGCTTTGATGCCATACTGTTTTAAATACTGAGTCATCTTCTGAGCATGCAAGACTGATACACAAAAGAATACTGTAGCTGTTCGACCTTTGCTGTAAGCATTGTCAATCCAATCACTTACAACTTCTACAATGGTTTCATCAACCATAGCTACTTGTTCTAATTCTTTTTCTCTGAAGTCTCCATTCTTAAACTTTAAACTTACAGAGCCTGCATCAATAATTGCTTTATCATTAACAGCATAAGCTGATAGCCTGCATAGATATCCTTCTTTAATAAGCTCTGGTATTGAAACGCTGTAAGCCAAACCTTTAAAGAAATGATCCTTACGATCTCCATAAATATAACCTTGGCCCATGCGATAGGGCGTAGCAGTACAACCCATAACCTTCATATCGCCACGAGCAGAAAGCTCATTGATAATCTTTTGATACCTGGTATGAGAAGTGGGGGGAACGTTGTGTGCTTCATCAATAATCATGTAGTCAAACTTGCCAACCTTTTCTAATCTTTTAGGAGAAGCTAAGGTGTCGCGACTAGCAACTAAAATTTGAGCGTTATGTTGAAAGCGTTTCATTCCAGCAGCAAGCACACCCACTGGTGCGTCAGGCCAGACTGACTTGAGTTTGCTTTCAGCTTGAGCAACCAATTCTTTTCTATGAGCCATAACAATAAACCTAGCGTCAGGTTCTTTGGCTAATACTTCTTTAATGAAGTGAGAAAATATAATGGTCTTACCGGCTGCGGTAGGAAGCGCAATCAATGCATGTTCATTCGTTGGCTTGGTAGCAAACCAATGATGCAAAGAGTTTATTGCATCTCTTTGGTAGTATCGAAGTTTCAATGTATTATTTTCTTTTCGCTTGTTGTTTGTCTTAAAATAAATGCCAGCTCATCTGATTCATACTGATCAATGTTGTCTGTAATAACAGATGATATAAGATGCATTGCTTCAAATGGACTTTCTGAAAATTGAAAAGAAATGTCTACTGTAAATTTTAATAAAGTAAGAACTGCAGCCTTGGTATCTAGATCTTGTCTACTCCAATCATCAATGCAGATCGCAAGATCTTGCATAACTGTATCGCATGTTCTTTTATCTAAAGAATCGGAATGTTTGTTTTTTTCTTTCATTATTTATATTTAAATTTAATAAAGTTAGTTTAGCATCTTTTACCTTTTCATCTATTTCAGATGGCAAGCTATCAAATGTTTTATCTAAAGAGTCTAGTAAAGACTCCACCCTTGTGACCAAATCTTTGGCCTCTCTTACATCTATTGTCATATCTTTTTCTCCAAAAAAAGGTGAAGTGTTTTCGACAATGCCTACACTTCAAAGACACTATGAAAGGAAATAATCTAAAACCTTCTGTCTGTTAGTGAGACTCTCGCAGCAAACAACTGGTCTCAAAGTTGCTAATAAACCGGGAACGAATACCGGCATTGCTTAGGTAATATAATCAACTGGGTTATAATTATCCCAATCGTTTTGTCTGAGATAATATTTAACGTTATCTCTAATAAGGCGAGGAGTAGCCAAGGCATAGCCCAGGTCAAGCAAAGCTTTGGATACTCGCTCGGTTGTTTCATCTACAGAATCGCCATCTCTCTTAAGTATATCGACCTGGTTATGCAGTTCCTCGATGAAATCCATTTACTTGTCCCAGTCAAACCCATCATCATCTGATGAGTCATCTTTTTTATCTGGGGCAGGTGCAGGGGAAGACGCCGATGAACTAGAAGTCCCTGCAGCGAACTTACTAATTACATTTTTGTCCTCCCACTTGGTTCCATCTCCTTTGTCTCTCCCCTCCTCCACTTTAAGCGTGGCATTAAATGGAACATTCATCATGCTTTCTAAAGCTTCAAGGTTGAAGTTGTTGACATCAGGATCCATACCCATGGCTTTTCTCCAATTACGAAGTTTGCCCTTGGATACATTGAGACCGTTGCCTTCAAGCATTATGTTCTCCCAAACTTTTCTGCCAGCAAACTTGGGACCAATAACATCAAAGGTAAGACTGATCATCTTGTGACCAGAAGACTTTGCAGTTTTTGCTTCCCAGGTTTTAGCAACCAATTCATATTCGCCAGCTGGCATAGGACCAATCGAGCTAGAGTCTAGCTCTTCATGATCAGTTAGATTAATTTCAAAATCAGACATTGTGTTTCTCCTATTTAGATTTTAAAGATTCTTTGAACGCAGTCATGAATGCACTCCACTCTAAGTCTAATGGGAGATTGCCCAAGTCAACTCTGGATTTTGCATCAAAGGCTGCAGCGTATTTGTGAAACAACTTTCGCTTGCCATATGACACGCCTCTGGTTGTTTCCTTAAACCCTTGTCCACTTGTACGAGTTGATACCTCATAGTTTGCAAACAAGTTGAAGTCTACCCATTCGCGTATCATTGAAGATACCTTCTTGTGTAAACTCATCTCCCAACGATCATAGGGCTCGCGCTCTGGATCATTGAAAGTTCTAATGGCTACATGAGAAAGTAAGATGACATGCATCTTTTTCTTTTGTAGTTCATCAAACATGTGTAGAAGTCTGCGATAAAGTTCAGCAGACTCTGTATAACCTTTTCCGAAACCCAAAGCCTCAATGCCTTTGACTGAATGATTTTGGCAAACCTTTTGTTGCACAAGTTTCTCAGCCCAATCAGTGGTATCAAATACCAGGGTTCTATAATCGTGATCTTCCTCAATCAATGTTTGTATTTGCTTAACGATATCGTCATAGCTTTTACATAAAGGGAAGGAAGGAACATCAATAAAGTTTGTTCCATCTTCAGTCTTAATAAAGATTGGCTTGGGTGCTTTAGATGCAAAGGTAGACTTACCTATTCCATCTGTTCCAGATACATTGATCTTCAGTGCTGGCACTTTGATTCCTGATTCTATAGTTTTCAATAAGCTCACCTTGGTCTCCTATCATAATGATTAACGTTGAGATCTTCTTGAGAACCAACATGTTCTTCCCATATATCTGTCAATGCACTTGGCAAATACATGGTATTTATTTTTTTCATTTTGCTGCAAAACTGTTCAAAGCTTTCGCAACTACCAATAACAAATTCTGAATCAGACTGAACGTCTATCAGAAAGTCTCCTATCCTACTCATTATTTTCTCCTTTTAAGGGATCAATGAATTGCACATAAGGCCTTTCATTAATCTTGGTTTGTAAACCCTTTTCAACATAATCCCAAAGATCCGGGTCATCTTCTTTGCAGACCTTTACAGCTTTAGTGTCTTCAGCATACTGAACCTTAAAAGGTATCTTGTATCCATCAGCTACACACTTAGATAAAAATTCCTGATCCCAAGACTTAGTAACCTTGTACTGAACCCTTAGATCAAATGGAATTAAATTATTAAGTGGGACCCTAGCAGATCCACCTGTATTAGAAAGTGTTTGTATGTGTTCTTGCACTTCAGGACGAGATGCAATCTCTTTATCTAACTCAGCGCTGGCTGCTTTCAATTCAGCCTGCTGAGTAAGATTTTTTTTCTTAGCCTTGAGCAAAGCTTCCAGGCAATATTCTTCTAAATTATTTTGCATTTTGTTTTTCTCCTAAAAAACTTACATACTATCTTAATGATAATTAAAACATTGTCAACAAATTTCTTTACATTTTGCACATAGTCTTTTATCATCCTATTTGACACGGTTTAATGGTGGCTTTCTACCCCCCCTTAATTACTGAAGCTGCCCCTAAGAATTAAAGCGTGTCACTTATTTAGGAGAGAAATGAATTTAAAACAATACATAGAAAAGCGAGGAGAAGAATCCTTGGCCAAAGAGCTTGATGTTTCAATAGAAACAATTAGGTCTTGGAGGTATGGCAACAGACAGCCCTCTGTCAACAAAGCAAAAAAACTTATAAAGCTCACCGGACATGCTCTCGATTGGGAAAGCATTTACGGATCAGTGGAGTCCTAGTGTCCTTAGATCTTAAATTTAATCTTGTTGGCGATGAGATAGACAACAACGGGCGAAGAGATATGTTGATTTCATATTATGAAAACAACTTTCATTTAATACCTTGTGGTTCAAGGGATGATGTCATACCTGATTATTTCAAACAGAGACATCCAAACGAAGAAGAAGATGTATTAATAAAGCGCTGGTCCAAAACTCCCAGAGTTAAGTGGCTTGAACATATAACCAAACAACCAACCTTAAAAGAAATAAAGCAATGGTACTTACAGTTCCCAGGATGTAATTGGGCGGTGGTCACAGGCATTACCTTTGTGGTGCTTGATGCAGACTCGCAAGAAGCATGTGACTTTGTAGAGTCAGGGCAGATCACAAGAACACCTTTGAAACAAAAGACTCCTCGTGGTGGCTATCATTATTTCTATGCTATCAATGACAACTTAACAATCAGAAACACTACAGGTCGATTGGATATTAGGGGAGAGGGTGGCTATGTCATGGTCAGTCCTTCAAACAAATATAAGTTTGAACTTGCTGAAAGTGCTTTCATTGATTCAATGGATGATCTGCCAATGCTTAACAGTCAAGACATGAATGTCATCTATGACTTTAATAACGATGGCAAGATAGTCTCTGGACATAACACACCTTTATCAGGTGATGGCGTTGAGTCTGGTATGCGTAATGATACTTTGGCTAGACTTGTGGGCAAGTGGATCCTCGAAGGTTGGGGTATGCGTGAGGTGATCATCAAGGCCTTAGACTGGAATCAAACCAACACACCGCCAATGAGTGTGCAAGAAGTTCTGCATACAGCCAACAGTATTTGTACTGGACATTTAAAAAGAAATCCAGATGACTCTGATGTTGGCATATTGAAGTGGCATACCAGTCAATGGCAAATACCTTTGGCAGATGAACTCAAAGAGATCATGGATCAAGAAGATCCAATTGATGCACAAAAGTCTCAGGATACAGTTGATAGAGATCCTCTGGGACTTAAAACATTCAACGATCCTTTCTGGGATACTATGGACTCAAGCCGCATCGAACAGTTTTGGGGTGATGCATTTGTCTTTGAACAATCAAGAGTCTTACTCTTGGGTAAACCTAAGATTGGTAAGTCACATTGGCTTGGCGCA